AGTAGCCATTTTTTAAATTCTCCGTTTTTTTAAAGGGTTAGATGTGAATTAACTTAATCTTAGAGTCCGGTTAGAACGCCTGAACCTCTGAGGTGATCAGCAATTAGCTGGCCTTTGAAGTAAAGCTGAGCAGCTCTGGCAGTGGTTCCAGAGATGTGTTCCATTGGTGAGAGAGCGAAGTCAGCATCGCTGTGAATGCACATCTTGATGCCCTCAAAGTTGAGCATGTAAGCGGAGAAAGCGTTAGTTGAAACAGGAGCAACGCTTCCGTTTCTTGGCATTTCATTATCCTGCTCCATTACTGCGGAGTGGAAGGCTAGCTGAAGTCTACCAGCGTCGAGTTTGTCAGAAGACATAAATCTTTCGTTGGCGAATAGAGCAGCCTTGTAAGCAGCGAAAGTTGCTGGGTTTACAATTATGGCGTTTACGTCACCGAAGGGTGAGAACTGGTTGCAGTCCTGGTAAAGAGCAGTTAGGTCAGCAACGATGGTACCAGCACCGCCGCTTTGTTTAACGGAGTTGTACCAACCAGGTACGTCTAGAGCTGACTTCTGCAATCCACCAACAGTGTTGGTCTGACCAGTAGGATCAGTGGTGCCTTCTTCTAGGAAGCCGGTGGTGAGGGAGAATCCGTTGAGTGAAGACATGGTGCTTAGAACAGATGAAGTACCAGCAAGTATCTGCTTGTTGAGTTCTCTTCTGAGCATTGACATTACGTTCTTCATTCTAGCTTCGAGAATTTTGACGATTGCTTTCTCGCCGCTGTTTTCAAGCTCTTCTTTCTGGGTGATTACGATTGGAGCTACGAAGTCTGACCAGTCGTAAACGGCTGGCTTAAGGACATCGCTTACAGCTAGAGAGACGGGCTCGTAGCCGGTAGCAAGCTGGGTTATGGTGGAGTGGTCAACAACAGAGAGAGGTCTCTGGATTTTGATACCACCGTTTTCGTACTCGATTCCACCGCCTGCTTTAACGAGGTCGAGGAATGCAGTCTTTCTGAACAACTGGTCAACTTCTGCATCCCTGATGGAGTACAGGGTTGAGCTTAATAGATCGTTTGATATAGCCATGATTTTGTTTCCTTCTTGTTTAATTGGTTAGTTAAGGTTAAAAAATGATTACTTATTTTTAGAATTGTTCCCACAAAGGAAGCTCTACAAACAAGGGTCTGTCATTTTCGCCGGTAACCAACCGGGTTCAGCGCGAAGAGGAGACATGGCCTCTATAGATTAAGATTTTGTAAACTTTAGATATTGCCCCAATCTTTTGTTGAAGCTAATCTCCTAAGATTCCGATCCATTATTTCTTCACGATTTTTCAAGTCACAAATTGCATCAATCTCTGTTTTAAAAACTTTGTTAAAGCTGTAACTTTTGTTGAAGATTTCATCCTCACAAGACTTAGGTTCATAAAAAACAATGTCAATGTTTGGGCGATTAGGATCAAAGGAAGGCAAAAATGCTGTTACCATGCCTTTCTTTATGTATAGCCTTGTGTTGTGATAAAAGTTTCCAGAGCACTCAACTACATAAACCGTGTCGCCAACATTCATTTAACACCGTTGGCCTTGTTCCATTGATATGCGGACCAGGCATCTTTAAACTTAGGCTGTGTTAGTTTTCCAGAGTCAACGTTCTTGCCGTTAGAAGTTTTGTACAAACCAGCTCGGCTTTCTTCCCGTTTTGCAGCACGAACAGCTTTCTCTTCGTGAGACATTGCCTGTTCTTTTTTCGCTTTAACGATGTAGTAAGCGTCTTCTAATTTAAGTTCTTTACGTTCTGTAAGAAGCTTCGCAATGTCAACGCGTAGCTCAGGAAGGTCTGTATGTTCTGCCTTAAATCTTTCAAGCTCAAGTGCTCGTCTTTCTTGGGTGACTTCTTGCTGCAATGGCTTGAGCATCTCTTGCATCATGATTGCAGCTTCTTTTTTTATCTGAGCCTTTCTGCCGTTGTCATCCCAGATATCGTGGTCTGTCTGATCGGAGGCTAATTCTTTAACTTGCTTTGCAAAGTTAGAATCAGTCATCAGTCTTTGCTGGTTTGTTAGCTTCGCTCTTAGATCTTGTAGCTCTTTTCTTTCGTTAGCGAGCTCCTGTGTTTTCTTGGTGTAACTTGCCCTTAGATTCTGAATTACTTTCCTTCCATTCTCAGGGATATGACGTAGAACCTCTTCGTAAGGAACGCCGATTTTGTGTTCCAAAGCTGGCTCAGCCATTATCTCATCTTCGAAGTGGGTGTTTATAAGTGCATCAAGATCAAAAGCATCTACACTTTCTGGAGCTACATCTGCTGAGGTGCTGTCGTTGACAGTCTCGTTATCTGACATTTTAATTTCCTTATTTTTTCATAGGTTTTTTAGGTTTCTTAGCTGTACTTAACGCAATTGCCACGGCTTGTTTCTGTGGCCTGCCTTCTTTAACCATTTTAGAAATGTTTTTTGAGATTGTTTTCTTTGAAGAACCTTTCTTGAGAGGCATTACATACGCTCCATCATGAGCGCATCCATATCCATCTCTTCTTCAGGCATTTCTGGAGCTTCTTCTGGAGCTGCTTCTTCTTCTTTTGGCTCTGCTAGAAACTTTTTAAAGTCTTTTGACTTAGAAATCATTTGCAGTCTGCCTGCAAGTGGAGCCAATTCTCTGTCGGATTTTATACCTTCGAGGGAGATTTCCATCTCAGGAGTAAGAACATCGGCAGCAATTGCATCAGAAACAGCTGCTGCAATCATACTTAGTTCTCTGACAAAGTTAGAAGGAAACTCTGTTACATCTGATTCAAATGTTGCATAAGCTGGGAGACCAAAGAGCTTAGTTACAGCATTATGCGCTGAAACCAAACTGTTAATCGCGCCTTTTGAGAACTGACCTTTTGGAGCCATCTCTGCAAAAAGACCTTCCTCTTCCATCTCAACACCAGCAACTTCTTTTTCTAATTCCATTTTTGCATCAGATGGAACCATGCCCATCATTGCCATGTCTTCAACTGCCATGTTAATTCTCCTGAAGCATTTCGTGGGCGGGGAACGTTTCAGAAACAGCTCTGATTTTATCTCCACCAAACTTTGTTAAATTGTCAATGTAAGTTTTGCTGACAGCTTCTGCCTTTGCGGCTTCTTCTGCTTTCTTTTCTATGTGTCTGTCAATAAAGCCAGCGCCCATGTCAGACTCTGCAACAAATCCTTTTGATTCCATAATCTTTCTTTCGTGATAAGAAGACCCAACCATCTTACCTAACGATGGAGAGTAGAAACCAGCACCAGACATTCCGTCTCTCCAGTCAGATGCCCACATTCCTGCGGTCTTTGCTGGCAAAGAAAACCTTTTTACCATGACAACGTGACAAGATTCACAGATTATCTCTGAGTCACGTTCACTAATCCTAAGTATGACTTCCTTAACGCCGCTACAAACCAAGCACTCTCTCTCATAAATTGGCATTTACTTTCCTCTCTTGCATCCAAACTTTTTTATATAGTGATCCGCATTGGACTTAACTGATTCTACTTCAGATTCTTCTTCTTCGTAGTCTTCTTCAACCAAACTTTCTAATTCCTCCATAGGAGAAGGGATCTTAATTACAATTTTTATGCCTTCGTCTTCGTCGTACATTTTATCTCCCTGGTACTGGTAAAGGAATTTGTCTTTGATCGCTAACCAAACTTTCTGCTAAAACTTCAGCTGATGAAGTAGGGCCGTCTTGAACTACTTCTGCTGATCGTGCTTTTGAAAGAGAGCCTTCGTCTACTTCAGCCTTTTCTATGTAAGCTTCGTTAAGCTCGAATGCTCGTACAATGTCTTCGAGGATTTTATCTTGAGGAACACCAAGCTGACCGAGAACTGGTAGAAGCTCTAGAAGCTGTCTCTTTTTCATTTCTTTTGAAAGTGGTGTACTTGCCTGATCTAATGCAAAGTATCTAAACTTATGGTCAAGGCTGTCTGCGGTTATAAATCTAGCTTTTTTACCGACAAGAATAACAGGCTTCTCATCGGGTAAGAGCGTGTACACAAGCATTCTGGTGTAGATTTTTGCCAAGGTTTCGATTGCTTCGTCTCGCTCTCTAGCCATTCTTCCGATTTCAGAGCTGGTGTAAAAGCTTAGTGCTGTAATCTCTGTTGCTGTGGCTTTGGTTGCTTCGCCTCTGGCGTTTGGAGTTATAATCGAGCCACGCTGTATGTCGGCTTCAACAGCTTGCTGGTATCTTTCAAAGTTTGAAGATAGCGGTTCAACTGGTACTGCTCTGATTATGCCATCAATGCTTTCGTTGTCAATTGGAATCATAAGGCCGTCTTGTCCTGCTGATAATTTAGCTAGACTTTCTTCGTCAATGGTGCCTTCTTTGTAAAGATACTGGCGACTGTCTCTTCTAACAGCGTTTGCCCAGAATGTACGAAGAACGTTTTTCTCAAACAACTGATCATAAACACGACCAAGTGCAGAGTATCCGTCCATAGGACTAGAAGGATTGCGTGAGTAGTACAGTGGAGCTATTGGAACAAGAGGTGTGTCATCGTAATTACGCAAAGGAATCTTTTCTTTGGATAAAAAACCACCGGTAAGTTTGTAGTTTGGTGAGAAGATGTAAAGCTTGTCTTCCTCTAAATCGTAAAATTCTACAATTTCTATGAAGAGAAGGTCGTCTGGCATTGCATCATTCTTGCCGATTTCTTTTGTCTCAAAATAAGATGGCTTAGCAACTGGAGAGTAACGCTTGTTACCGTACATACGCTTGGCGTCAGCCATTGGTAGATAGTAATGATGCCCAACAAATCGCTGCTCATTCCAAAGGTCAGCTTCTCTGTCGAGGATTACATTCCAAGGCTCTATGGCTCTGATTGAAACACGATTAAGAGGATCTTCGGAAACCTTTGGGGATGCTTTCAAGAAAGACATTGGGTAGATTAGGGCCAGTCTTGACGCGTTTTCCAAGGAGTTGCGATTTTCTGACAAGAAAGAATTGCAAGCAGACCTGCATAGATCTACATTTTCTTTGTCAGTTTTTAGAGAGTCAACCTCAACGCTTGGATTTTTCTCAAAAAGAGAAGCGATGAAACTTTCTACGAAGACATAAGCATCTGAGGTTTCAACGCGAATTGTTGTTTCGTCATTGAGTTGCACAGACTTGTAAAACTCAGTCATATACACATCTCGATACCTACGCATCATTGGCTGCTGTATCTGCCAGAAGTCTTTGTGTGAGCCAAGTATGTTTCTAATTATTCGGCTCTTCTCTTCGTCAGTCATATAAATGCCTCGTTCACTAACCTTGAATTTGTAAACCTAGGTATGCTTAAGCCAGTATAGTAATGGCTCGCTTCGCTCGCACCAACAATACAAGAAAACCACCCCTTGTTTTTCCTTGTTGGTATTTCCTGGCTCGTAGAGCCTTACAGCCTAGAACCCAATCACCTTAACACTTAGTTCAATTATACTCTAAGATTTTTGTGCCATTCTACTAGCCCACAAAATGACCCATAAAATGACTCAAATGAGCCCCTAGTACTTTCTCTTTCCAAAAAGCGTTAGGTCTTTTGTCTTGCGTTGTATGATCTGGTGCTTCAGCCATGGTGGTAGGTACAGTCTATCTGGCAGCCTGACCTGTTTTATACACTGTAAGGCTAGCCCTAGAGCTATAACTTGGTCACCGTGCGTTGGTAGTGTCTCAGGGTAGTCTATGTTGCCTTTGTCGTTTATAAAGAATCCTCGCAACTCTGTCCAGGTCTGCATGTCAATCTTGTTGATGACACCTTGACGGATTGCATCTTTCAGTTCTTCCATCATGGTCCACTTTGTTTTAACATTTGTTGACCAGTCTTTGCCTGTGATCTCGTTCGTCCATAGGTTGCTGTATCCTAGGTTCCTTACTTGTAGCAGAAGTGCTGCACCTATGTTGTTCTCCTCTATAAGTACCCTGGCTTCTCCATACATTGTGGCTATGTGTACCACTGCATCTGCTAGATCAATGACTGATGTTGTGTTGCTTGTCCATACTGCTGCTATGTTATACGTCGCTTTGTCTAGCACAACAATTGCTGAGTAATCTTTGCCTACACCACAGCTTAC